CCCAAGCCCAGCGCCTGTCTGGTACCCAGACTATACCTGAAGAAAAAAGGTCAGATACGGCGTTTACTCTGCTTATCTTGTCCTGACCCTTGCCCGGCGTGAACTCGCTGAGGGGCACCCCCATCCGACGCATCTCCTGATAGAGCGCCGCACCGTTCGATTTCTTCTCGACGATGAAGGTGTCCGGGTTCCAGTCCTTGTACTCCTCCAGCACCCGCTGCTTGAGCTCGGGGAACTCAAGGCGCTCCTTGACGGCGTTCAGCAGGATGATGTTGTAGTTATTGACCTCTTCGTTGAAGAAGACGCCCCAAGTCAGGAGGGCATTAAAGTCCGACCGGTTGGTCTTCTCCTGCGCGGCGTCAAGCGACATTATTATGTGCTCGCACTGGGGCGGGGTCTCCTTGTCCCAGACCTGCCACCACTCACGCTTGATGAGGGCACCTTCTTCCGATGTCGGCTGCTGCATGTACTGGGCCTGCCAGTACCGCACGTCCATCGAGGCTTTCTTGCCCATCAACTCGTCAATGCCCCAGAACTCAGGCCAGAGCGGCTTGTCGTTCAGGATCGCCGGGAACTCAACCACTTCCCACTGATCAGTACCCTCTTCGCGGGTCATGTGGTCCACGATCTTGCCGGTGAGGTCGGATTTACTCCAACGAGTCATCACCACGATGATCGAACCACCCGGCATCAGTCGCTGGACTGGACCGGACTGAAACCACTCCCATGCTGGCTCAAATACGTCCGCACGACCCTGCTTAGCATCCTGTTCTGAGTGGGGATCATCAATAATGAACAGATCAGCGCCTCGACCAGCAAGGGCACCACCAACGCCAATAGCAAAGTACTCACCGTTAAAATTAGTACCCCATCGAGAAGCAGACTTACTGTCCGCTTGGAGAGATACATTAGGGAAGATGTCACGGTAAGACTCCGAACCGACCAAGTTACGCACCCGACGACCGAAGTTCACTGCCAAATCGGCAGTGTGGGACGCCATGATGACCTTTTTCTGCGGGTTTTTGCCTAGGAACCAAGCAGGTGCTAGGTACGAGATCATCTCCGACTTGCCATGCCGAGGGGCGATGTTGACGATGACTCTCTTCTTCCTGCCTGCCTCTATGTCCTCGAATATCTTGGCCAGTTTGTGGTGGTGCGGACCCACTTTGTAGCCCGGATACACGTGCTGGATGAAGTCTAGGAACGAGTCCTTGCCCAATTTCTGCGTGATTTGGGTCTGATACTGCTTCAAGAGCTCCGCAACACGCCGTTTTTCCTTCTCCGGCATCGTCGGCAGGGCGCTTTTCAGCTTTTCGAGGTTTTCAGGCGTCAGTTGCAGCACTTTTCTCGCCTACAACCCGGTACTCAATGCCATCAAGCACCGACATGAGCTCCTTCTCGACCTCTTCGATGGGCTTGACCACGTGCGTGACCTCGCTTCGCTTCTTGAAAGCGTCTACGCCGTCTACTTCGCCGAGCTTTACTAAGGCATTCAGCCTTGTGCGGTCATCTTTGGCAGTCTCAGCTGACTCAAGCAGCTTGTTGACGACGTAATTTTTGAGCCTTGTAAGATCATCGACGAGTTCAAAGTCGTACTGGGCCACCATGCCACGAAGCATCGCCATCTGCGGCATAGATAAGGAGGCGTAATCCGGCCTAGTTTTAGGGTTTTCGATCAACTGCCGTGCAATTTTGTGTGCAGCTTTAGCGTCTTCGTCATCAACGAGGATCGGCATGCCGGTCAAGTCACTCAGCAACTGCACCGTGCGTGCAGCCATGTCCAGTTCTTCTTGCGGCGACAAGGTCGGCATCGCCTCAGCCATGCTGCGTGGAAGCGGCACCGCTTCTTCTATGTCAGGAACCAAGAAGTCTTCGTTCATTGTGTGAAATATATACGAACTTTTCGTATGGTACCAAATTTGGTACCGGGGGGGTCTATATATAGAGGGGGGTGGGGCCTAGTTGGCAAAAAATGGGCATCGTTTGTGTAAGTCTTAGAGTAATAGTCAGCGCTGGGACTCCTGATTTAGTTCGGGGTATGGGGTACGGGTGGGGTCTCTCCTGTCCCGTTTCCGTCTCGCGTCGTCCGCCATGCCTCGCGTCGTCCGCCATGCCTCGCGTCGTCCGCCATGCCGATAGGCTGGCATGATTCCTGCCTTGCAAAAACTGAGCCACTCGAGGTTGGCGTAGTCGACTCAAATGGTTCGGTTACCCTGCGATTAATTGTTGACGGACAGGATTAATGCGCCTACAATCTCTCTTGTCGATTCATTAACTACTGAGGTTCATGCCATGTCCACTTCTACTCCTTCTATCGTCGAGTGCGTTTCCCTTTTCAAGGGCGGCGAGCGTACCGCGTCACGCGGTCTCGACCTGCTTGGGGTTCACTACATCCGCCCGTTAGTCCGCGAGGATGGTACGGTCGACCGCAAGTCCGCACCGTTCGCTGAGGTTCGCAAGGCGGTTGAGGTCGCACTGGTCGATGACTTCTCCCGTCATACCCGCGAGGTTGGCGGGTTGATACTCGAACCCAGCGAAGCGACGACCGCTAAGGTTCGCGACGCGTTCGCGCTGTCCAAGGGCGTCATGAAGAAACTGAGCAAAACGGATGCGGACTGGGTTATCGCGACCGCCGTCAAAAATGCGGTGCGCCGCGACTGGAATCGCATCGTCCGTACGGTGCTGCCGAAGTCGGACATTGAGGGCGACGCGGGCGACGCGGGCGCTGCACCCGGTGCCGGTACCGCTGCAGGGGACAAGGCGGCCAAGGTTGACGCGCTGACGGACAGTGCCATCCTCGCGGCCATTCATAACTTCGTCGCCGGTGCGCCGGACGCGTCGGCGGCAGGTACCTTCCTGCAATCGGTCGAGACTCTGGCCAAGCGCCTGCGTGGTGACCTGAAGGCCGGACGCAAGGTGGAACCCTGCGAAGCCTAACCTAACGGACGGGGGGCGGCGCAAGCCGCCCCTTAGTCTGCCGCGCTCCCCATGCCCTACCGGGTTCCGCCCGGTGGGGTTTTTGCGTTTCTGGCGGTCGCGATCCGAACCGCGCCCGTCTAGGTCTCGCTCCGCGAGACCAGTTCCAACATCCCAGAAGCCAGTTCTACGACGCCAGTTCCTAGTCGAGACCAGTTCCCCCTGCCCCAAGCCTCGCGCCATCGCGTTTGAGTAGTCGAATCAGATGATTCGGGTACGGACTTGGTGATACCAGTCCCCCTGCCCCAAGCCTTCAGCCTAGTTGTTCCAGTGTTCCGCAAGGTGTTCCGAGCGTTCAAAGATATTGGAACAACTTTTTGCCATAGATATCATGGAGTTGCGCGTTTTGTTCCAGTGTTCCGCGTTTTTGGCGAGTGAGCCGGGTAAAAAAGTTGCGGATTTGGGGAACGACGCAAGCGGGATCCGGCACCCCCAAAATTTGGAAAAAGTTAGACCGTGCTCTCTCTCTGTTTTGCTGGAACACTGGAACATGTCCATGTTTATTCATACAGTACTATCTTAAATAATATAATAATAATAATAAGATTTTTAATCAGAACAGACACTTACGCCTAGCAACCAAATTGCCTCGCTCAACATCGCCCCCCTGATTCCGTTCCATACTATAAGTCCCAGCGGAACATCCTGCGGAACACTGGAACAGATTTTGTCCACCATGCGGACACCGTCCATCGCCACGATTAATCTGCATCGGTCCAAAACTCACGCCGTCCCCAAAACCAGTTCCGCCCCTAAAAATTCTTTTCGTTCTGCTTTGACATATACATAAACCTTTGCTATACTATCTTCCACGGTGGGGCATGGCGTTTCGTCATCGCCCTTGGTTGTAACCGAATCAACTGATTCGATTAGGAGGTTGTCATGGCTAACGGATACATCATCTACGAGGGTGCGTCACTGCTTGACGGTGCGCCTATCGTGGTCATCGCGACGGGCTTTGCCGCACACAGCACCAACCGCAAGACAGGCGGCATGATCCAGACCTATGTGTTAAGAAGTGATGTTGACCCGGTATCTGCCGTGCGAGACGGAACCGACGCATCTATATGCGGCGACTGCCCTCATCGGGGCATAGTTGTGGACGGCAAGAACCAAGGCCGTACCTGCTATGTGAATGTGGGACAGGGTGCCTTGGCTGTCTGGAAGGCCTACAAGCGCGGGGTGTACCCGCTGTGGAATGGGTACGGTGTCAATGGGCGCATGGTCAGACTTGGCACCTACGGCGACCCTGCCGCAGCCCCTGCTCATGTATGGGAGGCCGTCACTCGCGATGCCTCTGGACATACCGGATACACGCATCAGTGGAGGAACCCCGACGCCGCCCATCTTCGCTCCCTGTGCATGGCCTCTGCCGATAGCCCAGCGGACGCAGCCCTTGCCCAGAGC